AGCAAAACCAACTTGACTGTAATCTGGCACCAAAGGATCAAATTGAACATATCCTGCTGTTGCTGCATCAACACCAGGACCAATAGACATAGCATATCCCGCTCTATCAACTACTCCTTGAGCGTATCCAGCGTATTTTGCTGCATCGGCGTACCCAATTTGAGGTTGGACTGGACCAATAAGATTAGGATCAATAAATATATATCCCGCAGTTTTTGCCGTAGCGTTTGGGGGAGTAGTCATTACGTAACCCGCAGAACCCGCAGAGTGAGCGTATCCAGCGTAGGATGCCCAATCTACGTAACCAGCAGTAGCAGCAAATCCAGCGATTGTCGTTCCTTCTTTTAAGAATAAATTAGTTGTGCCTAAATATTTACCGACAAGAGTTCCTCCCATTCTTATTTCAGAAAATCCTGCCCATGAAAAAGGCCCCAAAGAATTAGTGTTTAAATTGATAGTTTTTCCGTGGGTTTGATCAGAATAAGCTATCCCACCATCATATAAACCTACTCCAAAATAGAAACCAGCATTTTGTATGTGAATCCCCCAAGGAGATAATATTCCTTGATTTGATTGACCATTTCCATCCTGCAGAAATACTCTTGGAGAATAATCAGCTGTTAATGAAGCTCTATTACTACCTGATTTCAAATCAACATACGAACTATTCCCTGCTACCGACCCAATTGCTGCTTTAGCATTTCCGCATCTAATCAAAAGTCCTTGGTCCATGTTGTCTGCTAGCAAAACTGCGCTAGCTTGAGAGGACCAAACACTAAGAGAAGAAGCCCCCAGAAAACCTTGAAGACCAAAAGTGATACCATTATTTCCAGAATAGTAATATAATTCATTCTTGCTAATGCCAAAATTTGTTTCTTTAATTTGAAAATAAAATTGTTCTAAATTAGCTCCCAATTCCCAAGCGTTATTAGTATCTTTTATATAAAAGAAATGCTCATAAAATCCTGCGGCTGGTTGGATTGATGGCCCTAAATTAAATAATACTCCTTTAACTCGACAATCAGAATTACCAACACTTAAATAACTTTCGAAAATATTATTGAGGACTTTTACCGTATTTGGATCATTGACAAAAGTTCCAGCTCGTCCTTTGACTTGGTTATTATCTAATGGCTGAAATGATATAGCAAGATTTGACATAATTTATGTTCCGTAAGTAATTGCGCAAAGGTTAGATTTTTGTAAATTGCTTAATACAATTGGGGCGGTAGATAAAACTTTTATGTTACGGCCAGAAGCATCTTTTGCATAAATTGCATTTCCATTTGTATCATAACCTGATATAACATAATGAAATTGCGCAGTCATGCCTTGCTCTAAGTAATATGTATCTAAAAATATATATCTTTGAGAACTATTCCATAAACCGAAAAACCCAACTCTTGTATCAAATTTTATTTGGTTTTGAGATTGACCATTGTATCCCCAAAAGCTTCCTTGATTTGGATAAAACTGAAGTGAATTATTATCGTCAAAAAGATTTAAAGTTCCGCTTCCACTAATATCCCACCCAAAATGAGTTCGAGCGCTAGAATTATACGCCCAGATAGAAGCCTCTCTAGAGCTAACGCTCATACCAACTCTACAATTTTGATTATTGTTTGCTACATAAAATTGTGTATAATCAACATTTGGGTGGACAGACCATTCGAGTTGATTGTAAGTAGATTGTACAAGAAATCCTATATATCCAGTATTTAATTGTCCCATTTGAGCGTATGAAGCTCCAGAACTTGATCCATAAAATCCCGAATATCCTGTGCTTACTCCCGCTTCTAATCTGCCATAACTTCCATCTATGCTAGCAAAACTCGTTCCATTATTTGTTACATAACCATAAAAAGATCCTTCGCTAGGATTTAATTTGCATCCTCCATGAGATATTCCGTTAACGATATAAGCGCCAAATATATTATTATAAAATTCAATTGTTCCATAACCGGAACCAGGATAATTTATTGCGCAAGTGAATTTATCAAGATACGAATCAAATTCAATAAAAGAATTGTCCCCTCCTACGGTAAAATATTTTGGAGTAAGTAACGCTTGATCATTACCTGTCAACAAATTGATATAATTTGCTTCTGCCACCTCGCTGCCGTCGAAATACTGTATAAATGATGATTTCCCAAAACTAGCAATTACTTCGTATTGCTGCAGCGCACAAGAAGCGCTCTGACCACCAAATGAAATATAATTTTTTCTTCCACTCGTCCCAGAAAAATTTACATATTTTCCCACAAAACATGGTAAGCCGCCCTCCATTCCTGCAAAAATCATATTAATTTACCTCCAGTTTTTTATAATTTATATTAATTACACCAGAAGGTTGGGTTGCGTTACCAGAGATCGATAGAATAGCCTCTATTGGATTAGAATTTTTGTATTCTTTTAATTTGGTTGTTATATATAACATTGCTACGTCGGGCGGGAGAGTTCCAGTTCCATGATATTTTCCATTTACAAACTCTAAATTTTTATATTCAATATTATTCGTATTTTTATTATAAATTCCTGTGGCTATAGAATAACTATTTTCAAAATTTATTTTGTAATTTAATGGATCATTTAAATACCCAGTCATAAGTATATTGTTATTAAAATTATATTTTTTAATCGCTGGAGTTTTGCTAATATATCCTGAGTATAAAAATCCACTTTCGTCATATCCTGTGACAATATTATTATAATCAATAACCCCACTTATAGCGTTCCCAGATATATAAAAGTTTTTATTTTGAACATCTAGATAGTTGCCTATGATTTTATCTCCAGGGGATATATCTCCACTTATATTATTAATATTAACTAATTTTTCTAGATATCCAGATCCAGTGATATTTTGATTAAATCTTCCAGTGCCAATAATAGTATTACTATTAATTCTGAAATTACTGTTTACGACATTAGGATCTTTTATATATCCAGTATAATTATTATTAATGGATTTAACACCAGAATTATTCTCTAAATAATTTATATTAATATTGAAATTGTTATTTAATCCTGTAACTAAAAATTTTCCAGAGTCTATTAAAGTATTATTTTTCACAAAAATTCCAGCGTAATCCTTAATAAAAAATCCAGTAGCGGGTATTAGACCAAATCCAGATCCAGATAAATTTGATATTGGATTTAAATTTAAATCATAATTTTGATTATCAAGATTAATGTATTTAAAATTATTTAAATTAATTTGCTCTTTTGTTTTTTGCAAAAGAACACCTGTATACAAATAACCAGAACTATTATTTATTAAAATATTTTCGATGCTTCCAGTTAATAAACCGGTATATGTAAATTCAATTTGGCTGTAATTTAAACCCGTAACACTTTTACTTAAATTAATTGAAAAATTTCCAGTTCTATTAATTGTTCTAGTATCCCAGCCAGAGTATTCGTAGCCATTTATGTTTTGAGTTCTTAATTTTGATATATCTTTTTGATAACCAGTAACATAATCAAAGTCTGTTCCATTTATGCCTGTTTTAATAAAGTCCATTCCGCTACCAGAAATTAAAATTCCAGTCGTACCCGAAGCGATAGCAGTATCATGCATCATTCCACTTCCATACACCGTTATATATCCCACAAGCATTGCTTCTTTGGTTGTATTACAATCGCTAGATTGAAAAGTACCAGGGGGGCAATTAGTAATTTTAAAAGCACTTTTTGGGTCGAGAGTCCAATCATAAGTATATGTATGTTGATCTTGATAAGCGTTCCAATTTCCTTCATAATTCCAATTTCCACTTATAGTTAATGGATTTGGTCGATAATATGATCTCGCAACGGAAGGATGCGACAACCAGGTTATTTCATTATCGGGGAATAGAAAATCATATCCATCTTTGGAGCCCATCGCAAAATTTCGAGCAGGAGATTCACCAAAATCTCTATGTAAAACTTGAAAAGCTATAAAATCATTTCCGATATATATAAAATCTTTATATGGTTTTTCGACCCGAATTAGAGCGTATCCTTGTTCCCATTCAGTAAAATTAATTCCAGTTAAAGGCAAATCAATTTCCGTTTCAATGTATCCGCGTCTAAGATATGGCCGAGGTATAGGAATTGCGGCGATATTATCATAAGGTCCTCCGCCTCCAGGATTTCTGTTATACCAGCCAGACAACGCTCCAGGCTCTAATTGCCAATCATGTGGAGAAAATCCATCCGCATACAATCTAACTGGATATTTTCCGCTAAAATGACAAAACCCAGTAAAAATTTTACTAGTAGTATATATTCCAGTATCTAAAATATGCCCTGTTACTGGAGATAAATAAAAATTAGCTCCCATAGCTTTAGAGATTATTCCAGTTGCTTTTAGCAAATCATTTTCTGCTTTTCCTGTCAAATAACCAGATTCAATTATAAATCCTGATAAATTAATAATATTATCGTTTGTTGAATATCCTATTATCCCACTAATTCCAGTAATCAAATTCGCTCCAGTCGCAGAACAAGAATAATTATAGTATACAATATTTTCTGGAGAATTTACATTGTTAACATTCCCAATAGCTTGATAAGGCACTATATCTATATAATTTGTTAATTTTTCTTCTCCATATTTATTTTTTAAATTCGCTTCGCCAGAATTGATTAAAAATCCAGTTCCATTTATAAAGCCTGTATAATTTGAATTTATTAAACCGGTATAATTAATAATATTTCCAGAAATATTAGTATTTCTGTAATCTCCTGTTGCATCACCAAAACCTTTAAAACTAATATTTACATTTACTAATCCAGTCGCAATTTGAGGTATATTTAATATATTAGAAACTTCTTTTGTTATAATTCTTTCGTTTAAATCTCCACTTATTTTTCCAGTTGCATTGTAAGTTATTTGATTTGAATATATCTCCCCAGCCCCAGTAACAATCCCAGAGAATTGACCAGAGTAATATCCCGTGTTTATATAATTACAATCCGCATCGCCTTCATAAATTCCAGTATAATTAATATTATTTAAATTATAAATATAATTTCCAGTGAAATAAGATCCAGTATTATAATAAAAAAATCCTGTGCCGCTGATATTATATTGGTTATTGTAACCCATACCACTTGTAATTCCAGTCAAAATTCCAAATCCTAAAATATTATTTGATAATTTAATTTGTTTTTCTTCTTGCAGGATTACTGGAGTGATATTCGAAACAAGAAAGTCGCCAAATTTTACTCCTGTAGCAACTGTTGTAGTTTTTTGATTTTCTATAAATCCACTTACGATAATTAAATCTGAATAACCAGTTTGAGTCAAAGTATTTATATAGTTTGAATCATTTGTTGGGTTTCTTCCAGTAGCCTCAATGGTGATTAATTTCGATAAATATCCTTGACCCGTTATTTCTCCAGAAAAATTAATATTAGTAATTCCCGATCCTAAAATATAAGATTGAGTATCTCCGGTATATCCTCCAGAATAAATGAGGTCTAATTCAACGTTTTTAGGATAATAAATGATCTCATTATTTTGATTTCTCCCAGAAATAGATTCGTAAAATAATATATTATCAAAAATTATATTTTCTCCGAAATTTGCGTTTAAATTAGATTTTATTAAATTTGATCCACTAAAAATTGAATAATTAAAATTTTCTGAATATCTATTAATCAAAAGTGTTTGATTAAATTCCCCAAAATCTCCAAATAAATTTATTTCAATTGGAAAATTTTTGATTGGGATTGTTTTATTAAATCCAGAAGTTTGTATAATTATTTTACCACTTGAATTTGGCAAATAAACTCCCGTATCTAATATATTAAGTTCGAAATTATTTGGAGAATTTATTATGCCAGAATTGATATTTATGTTTTTATTAGATAGATTAGATATGTATCCAGTGAATAATCCTCCCGGATTTACTTCTTGTGGAAAAGATAATTGTAAATCTTGAAAAATTCCAAAAAATTTTAAATTATTTAAATTCAAAAAACCTTCTTGGAAATCGTAATAAAATTTATTTATATTATTTGAAATTTTTTGTTTGTTTAAAGCTATCAAATCGTCGTTTAAGTAATAACTGTATCCTGTACTAGAAAGTTCTCCCGATAAAAATATTTTTTTTCCGCTTTCTAATGTATCTATAAAAATATTTTCTGGATCTAAAAGTTTATTGTTAATAATTTTAAAATTAAAATCTTCGAAACCAAATATACCTGTTCCACTAGGATGACTGATGGGAATTAAATCAAAAATAAAATTTAAATTATTTTCATAATGAAGATTTAAATTTTTTTTTCCAGTTAATAACATATATTTAAAACGCTAATTTTTTAACTATAACTTTACCTAAAACCGGATCTGGCTTTGGACTTTCTATCGGTCTACTATTATAAGTAACAGAAGTGAACGCCCCGTTAGAATCTATAAGGTAAGAAAAATTAGTCAAACCGCCTAAGATAGGCACTTCTTCAATTCCGACATATTCTACAGTCAAAGATTCTGCCATGCCGTAAAATGCTCCCGCCGGGCCGCTCGCGTCACCTTTAGAAACATCAATGCTTTGAAACCTGGCTTCTTTTACGTCTTCGCTATCTAGGTCACCATTTACAATATTAGATGAACCTTTTATAAATTTGCTAACATCTCTTTTTTTTCTTATCCATCCATAAAAAGTTGCAGTAGAAGGTAAAATTACGCCTCCATAACACCACCCCTGATTGTTGGATATTCCTTGCTGAATGCCTACCCCATTATTAGAGCATCCCCCGTTATACTGGGCGCACGGATCCGTTCCTTCTCCTCCGCACGGATCAACATTACAATTGCTAGAATTATTTTGTTTTACTGGGTGTACGACTTCTTCATCTGGATGAGGGCATTTACTAGATTGACCGAAAGCATTTCCGTAAGGCTTTCCTGGCCAACCTACCAAAGATAATCCGTTTACTGCTCCTCCTCCTCCTGAATTTTGAGCTTGGGTAATAAAACTAAAAGCGTTAGTACTTGTTATAGGCGATCTATTAGCAATATAATGCATGCCCCCATTTCCTCCTAGAGAAAAACTCGGCATGGGTATTAAAGAATAAACAGCGTCATATAATTGACCTATAAGAGGGACTACAACAGCGGTGTATCTTCCAACATACCCCCCTCCTCCTTCTGTTTTATAAATTCCGACTTGTTTTTCCCAATTTCCCGCATCATCAAATGATGGATATCTATCATAACCAATGTCTATAGAATAATTTCCTTCTTCGCATTTTTTATAATCATGCATTGATGGCACAGATGAAGCTTTATATTTTTTTCCATATAATTGCAAAGCTCCGGCTTCTCTAGCTTCCCAATAACTTCTTAATTCTGGATCAACTTTCGCAATAACCCAATGGCTATAGCCTTTAGCAAGATCCCATAACGCTTTATCTCCTAATTTTTCAGCCGCATCTCCAATAACTCCTGAACCAATATTTTGAAATCCTCCGAATACAGTCCCTGAAAATCCTAATCTATAATACATACCTCTACCATAAGCATAATCATCTCTTAGGTCTTTGCTTATTTGAGCTAATGCAGCGCAAACAACATCTTCCGTTACATCTGGGCCTTGATAACTCAGCGTTATTTGAGTATAATCTTCAGCAGAAAGAGACGCTGTTTGACCAGACAATATCGAAAAAGTATTTGAATTACTAGAAAACGTTCCTTCTTTAGATTTAGTTTTAGAATAAGAAGTTATTTTTGGATTATTTAAATTTATAATAGGGATACTCACCCCACTATTAATAACTTTGACGGTATTAGTCGTCCAATCAAAATACCAAGTAAGGCCTAGATCTGAACAAATACTATTTAAAACTTCTCTGACGGAGCCTACGTAAGAAAAATGACCAGCACCACTCAGCCCTGAAATACCAATTCCCGCATTCGAAACAGCACCAGAAAAATCTCTTGCAGTATAATATACATCTCTTGATTCGCATTCTAACGTAATTGGAATTTCTCCATTTATTGGTATAATACTTTCGTCACAACCTAAGCAAAATTTTTGACCGTCAGGAGACGTTTTAATTCCTACTTCTTCGCCTATAACATGAAGATTACCATATGTTCCAGTTTTGTTTGCAGCTCTTTTATATAAACCAATAACATTTCTATCTAAAATAACTGATTTGTCGCAAAAGACTAAATTTAAAATTGTTTCTCCTACTGTTTTCTCTACAGTAGATTCCAATAAATAAGCAAAATAATTACAGTTATTAATACTTAATACATAATCCTTTATTAAACTTGGTTCTGGTGGATTTGGTATATTTGGAGAATTTGGTACGATTACTCTTATATTACATTTATTTGAAGCATTAGTAAATGCAGTCTCTGCGCGGGCTGAAAAAATATATCCCCCGAAAGCTATTCCAGGAGATCCTCCATTAATACGGATATTTGATAAATACTGTTCTATTGCCATAAACCTTGTGCCTCATAAAATATTACACCTATATTATAGACTAAATCTTTCAAAATGATTATCAAATAATAAACTATTATTATTTTTAAAAATATTTTGGATTGCGCCTGTTTGTCCAGAGTATAAATTTATTGAAAAATTATCGTATTGATTTGTAATTTTTTGCCCAGTTATTATTTTTTCTACATTTTGTACATATTTATATTCTATTTTTTCTCCGGTTACTTGGCCCATAATTCCAGAATATAAATTTATATGAGTATTAATATTACTATTAATATTTTTGATATTTATATTTTCTTGCACTATTTGATAATCAACTATGCCAATGTCTAATATTCCCGTTGGATTAACGTATCCGCTTTCTTGATATAATCCAGTTAATGTTATGAAGCTTTCTTCTAAAAATTCTCCAGTTTTTTCCAATAAAAATGATATATTATATATATCATCTTTTGCTAAACTTTCATTAAATAATAAGACGTTATTGATATACCCAAAGAAACCTGTATAATTTGGACTGTCAGTCCCGCCAAAAATAAATATTTTATTTTCAGAATTAAAATTTTCATCATTAATTTTAAAATTATTTTCTGTTATTTTTTGATTAAAAAGATCTATATGATATAAATTAAAATTATTGTCCGCATAATTTATAGCTAAAATATTATTTTGAGCCAGTTTGTTATCAAGCCCAATAGAAACTGCGCTAGATCCAGAAAAATCTGAAAATATTTTTCTTATATCATTTAACCCTACAAAAAAATATGACCCAGAAGAATTATTATAAAAATTTTTTATTTCAAACAATATTTCTCCTATGCCGTCTTTATTGTTTGAATAATTTAAAATATTTTGATATTTAATAATACATGTAAATTCTTTTGGAATAATTGGCCTAGAAGTCCTAAGGAAGTTATCGCTATCAAATTTGCCAGAACCAGAGATTATATTAGAACTTATTTTATTAAAAAATCCTGGATTATACAATCCGTTTAAATAATTATTGGTTCCATCTCCGCTAAATTGAATATTATTTTTAAAAATTTCATTTTTAATAAAATTACCTGAAAAATCAATAAAATCATAATTGACAATTAAAGAATCTTCATTTAAATGTTTATTTTTTAAATATTTTTTAACTTCTAATGAGTTCATTTTACTTAAAAACCTTCCCACTCTCTTGGGTCGAGAAATATTGGTTTATCAGTTCTTATTGGGCTTATATTCCCTGCGATAATAGGAGGCAATGCATTTTGATTCGTATATCCTTCCAAGCTATATTGCCAAATTTTTTCCATAGGATCATAAGAATTAGTACTATTAGAAATATCTTGATAAACAAGCGCTTCGCTTCCATACAAATTTTTTATTCCGCTCCCCTTAAAAGAACCCTGCAGTTGAAATTTTTCCAAACTATAACCTCCAAAATTTTGTATAAAATATGTCGGGGCAACGGCTGATGGTACATATTTCTTAATAATAAGACTTGGTTTGATCGTAATTGTATAATTTCCTTCTGTAAAATTTGCAGGAAGATTTTGATTACTGTAAACTTTTGAAAAATTAAATTTACCAGCACTGCTTTTTGAAATATTAGAATTTTTTAAAAAACCAAATCCAGTAAAGCCTGGCAAAGAATTAGCTGCTTCAATTTCTGTTATTTTTGATTTTTGATGTCCTCGATAAATGATCTCTCCGTCTATAGTAGTTTCAGTTATTCCATACATATAGTTTTTATTTTTGCTGATCTTATATTCTATACATGGATTTGGACGGTTATCATTATCGAATAAGCAATTAAATGAAATTAAATTTTTTTCTTTATTTTTATTGAAAGAAAATTCTAACATTATTGGGTTCAAATATCCACTAAATAACCCTGTGGTTAAGTTATAATAATTAATTTCATTTTCAAATTCATCGATATTTTGATTTAATCCACAATTAAAATTTCCTTGCAGAGAAACGCTAATAAAATTATTTTTGACCCCAGAAGAAACGTCAATGTTATAATCTAAAATTCCTCCAGAATAATTAGAAAGAATATAAGATTCTTGTATTTCATATTTATTATTTATTCTATCTATAGATTCTTGAAATGAATTTAAACAATACTTTTCTCCAGTAATAAATGAAGTCGCAGGAATATTTGACAAACCAGAATAATTTTTTACAAAATTTATTGCATTATTTAAAGCATTAGATTTTGAATCACTAGTATTTATTCCCTCTGCTGATATTTTATGAGTTAAAGTCGTTTTATCTATAGATTGACTAAAACCAAATTCATTTATAGGATTATTTACGTTATATAAAAAAGTTTGAGATTCTAAAATTATAGAATAATCAACAATTTTATTGTAATTACTCTCTTTAAAGTCTATGGACTTTACTACAATATAATTTTTATCATATATTTTATCATAACTGTTTGTGTTATTTTTTTCGTATATTTCTAATATTTTAAAATTTTGAGAAAAAATATCTATTAAATTTTTTTGCCCAGACTGAAGTTCTACAAAATTATTTCCAGTAATTTGCCCATTTAATTCTATTTTCTCTATATCTCCAATTTTTTTTCTATTAGATTTTACATCTTTGGTTATAGAAACCATTGGAGTTGGAGTCGGTAAAGTCTGATAGTTGTAATTTATATAATTAATAATCATAAGATATAATTTTTTTACCTTCGAAATCTCCATTTAAGCTTATGCTATAACTTTCGTCTTCTACAACAGAAGAAAAATTTTGAGCAGGCAGAGATTGGATTAATAAACTTCTAATTTCTTGAAAAGACATATCCTTACCCACCCCTTTTATTTCTACAGTCATCGCCCCAAGATTAATTTGATTACCATAACTTTTTAGAGTATTATTATTTACAATTACATACTCTTTGATCATCTTCGTCGGTTCTTTATTTGAAATTTTAGTTTTTAAATATTTAACTTTACTATTTGGGCCGAAATAAGCTGGATCAAGAGTATTAGAAATTGAATATTCGTAATTAATATTTTTATAGTTTTGTAATGGATAAAAATTTCCGCTCGTATAAGCAAAGCTGTCTTGCAAAATTTTTGGATAAATACTTTTCCTTTGTTCAAAAATAGTTTCTGGCAAAATAGTTGAATTTTTATATAATAAAATATTGCCTTTTTCATTTTCCGTTACAACGCCAATACCATCCGTGGATTTATTTATAGAATATTCTAAATAATAATTCTGAGTGTGATTTGCATCATTTGTATATAATATTTTATATTTTGCTTGCGCTTTTTGCGGATCGAAAGATTTTCCGAATTCTAATGGTTGATTCAATAAATTATAATATTGTCCAGAATAAATATTTGCATGATTTGAAAAAATTTCATTACATCTATCAAAAGAAATACTTTTTTCATAATCTATTATTTCGTTAAAATTTTTAGCGCCGGGGATTAGCATAGAAATTTGCCCGTCTTCTCCTACATTTATTACTCCATCATTTTTAATATTAAAAGAATGATTTAAAGAAATAGAATAATCATTTTTAAAATTTTTATCTATTTGAATTTTTTTTGAAAAAGCGCATTCACCATTTATTAAATTATAGGTTTCAGAAAATAAATTTCTTTTCGTTTTTAAACTATTGTAATAACCAGAAAAATCGCCATAAAGACCATAATTTAAATTATCATTGAATACTCCAGACGCGTAAATTTTTAATTTATCAAATACTTGTTGATTATTTAATTCAAGATTTTTAAGGCTAATTTTTAAATCGTGAGAATATTCATATTTATCTGATTCGTAATTAAAATTAAAATTTTCATCAAATGAGCCTATTTGGTCTCGAATCGACGCTAAAGAAGATCCGTAATAATCTCCGGATAATGCTTGAAAATCATTATTATCGATAATCTCAATAGAATATTTATATTTCCCTAAGAATATAGGATTATTTTCTGAAAAATTTACAGACTTTATAATACCGCTTCCTAAAAAATATCCATTTATTTCAATTGATTCATATTGGCCAGAGATTGAATTTAGTATTTCTTTTGTGTCTAATATCGACTCTTTTACCCCTTGACCATCCATATTAGTTTGCCTATTATACAATATTCCTTCTAAATCAATTTTTTTCATTTGATTAATTAAAGCAGTGTTATTAGAACTATATGTTTTTTCTAAATTCATAGACATTAATACCGCGTCTTTAAATATGTAGCTCATGCTTTATCCTAAAAATGTTCTGCCTACTCCATAATTTCTAAATGGTCGATCTGTGGTAGCGGGCATTTCTCTACCAGAAGCTCTGCCTATAGATTGCCTTAGACTTTCGGCTACTCCTTTTTGTACCTCTGCTAAAATTTTAGAAGACATTTCTTTTAATTTTTGATCGAAATTTTTCTCTATCTGTGCTTTAGTTTTTTGTAGATCACTATCATCAATTTGCACGGTAAATGTTTGAGAATTCAAGCTAACTTGTACATTTCCCTGCACATCTAAAGGAGAAACATTAATATTACCATCAAGATTTAAATTTTCCGGTTGAGAATTTAAACTAGTTTTTAATGCAGAAGAAAGCTCTGAAATCTCTTGGCTTAAATTTTTAGATTCTGATGTAGAATTATTTTGTAATTGAGGAGAAGTAGATTGGATTATTCTTTGTAATATTGAGCCTAATCTATCAAAATCATTTTTATTTTGAGTATTAGCATTTTGTACGTTAGCTGGGGCTCCAGTGTAACTAATAATTTCTTGACCTCCAGGAGTTCTGGTTCTATTCATTATATTCCCACTAGGAGTTAAATTTTCTGGTTTTTTATTTTCGGCATTTAACTCTAATCCTTTTTTGCCCAACTGATTTGTGATTTCTTGCTGGATTTCTTGTTGTTTTTGGTTCAAAGATTCAATGCTGGTGTTAATTTGCTCTTGTAATTGTTGTATTTTTTGGATATTTTCTATATAACTATTAAAAGCTTGATAATCAGTAGAACCCGTGTCTTTATTTAAATCTCTTAATTCTCTAGATATGCTTGAACCCTTTTTTTGCTCTTGGGTTTGTAATTCTTGCAGACTTGGAATTGGTTTATTTTCTGAAATAGCTTTATTAACTTGACCTTCGACCCATTTCCCCAAGCTTTTATTTGCATTTTCCATATTTTCTTTAAGGCCCTGGGTTCTCTGAGACTCTTGATTTAACATAGCTTCATTCAAATTTTTAGAACTTTGTATGCCAAGAATTTCAATTTTCTTTTTGCCTATACTTTCTGTCATATCTGCGTTAGATTCAGCTTCTTTTAATTTATTTCTTGCCGAATCAATTCCATTAGCAGGATTTAAACCTCGCATATAATTTGATATACTATCCTTTATAGCTTGTTGAATGCCAGAAAAAATTGTCCCATCCATATTAGAAGATATTTTTTGTAATAATCCGGTTATAGTTTTCACGTCGCCAGCCATACTCTGTATATTTAAAGGCATTGTAGCAGAAGCTTTTCCGGTTTTTATAGCTTCGTCAACTTGAGTAGACGCTATGCTGCCCGCATTTGACATTCTTTTATTTATTAAATCAATTAAAGTTTTTTCTCCTCCAGAATATGATCTACTTCCGTTAGGTCTGCCATACATATCATAATTTTGCGTATTTAAGCTAAGAGCTTGTTTTAGGGTATTTCCTTGATATAATATGTCTTGTGCTCGAGATTTTATTAACATTTCTCTTATAGATTTAGCTTGGTTTTCTTCTCCAGGCTTAAATCCTCCTAATTCATCAGTAATCATTTTGATAAAACCAGTAGTAAAACCTGGAGTATTTGATTGGGCTTGAACTTTGCTTAATAGACTTTCTCGATCTGACATTAAATCTCTCATCCCAAATGCTGATTGGCCGCCAAAAGCGGAACGATCTACGTCTCTAGAAGCTAAAGCTTTTTGTACAGCGAGTTGATTTCTCGCAATGTCATTCGCTTGGATAGCTTTTTGATTTAAATCTATAAGTTGTTGACTTTGTTTGTCTAATTCTGTTGTCAAATCTGTATTTAATTTTTCTTTGTCTCCTTTTGTGAAGCTTTCGCCCAAACCTTCTAAAGTATTTTTAATATCTTGGGCTAAATTTTGTCCAGAATTATTTGTATTAATTTTACTTAAATTGCTTAAAACGTCTTTTATTTTTTCGTCTTCAGTTTTGCCTTTCATGCTATTCAAAGCTTCCATAGCTGTTCTCATTAAATTACTATTTGTGTTACTTTGAATGGATTGCGCATCGCTGATAAATTCTTGTCTACGGACTAATTCTTCTAATGCAGAATTAGTTTTTGCTTCTTCAAAAGGGTTCAAAAATGGTTTTTGATAATCAATCATACCACGAGCTTTTTCAATATTTAACAAGTTTTTATTATTGTCGCTTTGTTGATTGTATTTTTGTTGATAAGATCTAAATTCAATTGAACTTTTCGCTATAGCTTCTAAAGATTCTTTAAATCTATCAACTGAGCTCTTGGCTTGGTCTATGACTTTTTGTTCCATTGCAATTTTTTTACTAAGCTCTTCTCTATCTTTTTCTGTTTTCTTTAAAACCTCCGAAGTACTTGCGGCATCTGCGCCTAATTTAATTATTTGTTCTCTTAGTCTTTTGATGTCCTCTGGGCTAGAGTTTCTTAAAGATTCTGCTACATTTTTGTCTAAACCAAAATCTCTTTGCATCTTATTAATAAAATCTCCACTTGATAGAGCTCTTAGAGAATTAGCTATATTAGGATTTTTAAATGCTTCTTCAAATTTATTTAATCCTTCCTTAGAAAAAGATCCGACTACTCCTGAAGCGGCGGCTTCTCCTTGAGCATTATTTTTTATAATAGTGGCCCCTCTCATTTTTTGGAATAAATCCTCTATAATGGAATTTATATTCAAACCGCTTAATATATTTCCTAAAAATTTACTATTTAAACTATTTAATCCTGGTAAAGGTATCGATCCAGGAACTGAAGATCCAATCTTTTGTATTATATTTTCATTTCCTCCAAAAAATCCTTTGCTTATTTCTGTACTAAATCTTCCAAATTTTTCTATAGTATTACTATCAATTGAGGCTTGCGTTTTAGCTGCGAATTCTAAGCCTTTTTGTTTTTGAATTAACTCTTTTTGTACCTTAGTTATTTCTTCTTGTAATTTTGTATTATCTTGAATAGCTAAAAGCTGTAGTCTATAAGCAGAAGGGATTTCTCTTGCAGCCTCAATTAATTCTTTATTTAGTTTAACTAAATCTGAGCTCTTAGCTTTAGGATTACTATACGCTTCTGTCAACCTTTGCAGTACTGTAGAATATTTTTGAGTTCCGTTTGAAAAATTAGAATTTTCGTCTTTTATTTTTTCTAAAGAAGCTTCTATAGCTGGACCTTTATCGAATAAAAATCCAGTTAAAGAATTTATGGCTCCCGCTGCGCCTATCAAAGCGCCAACAGCTATTCCTGCTGGACCAGGAAGATATCCCATTGTTGTAGCTGCTGTTCCTAAGGATTGGGTAAATGAATCTATCGCTTGAGCAGTTTTTTTATCACTTCCAGCCAAGGTCGAAGCAAATCCACCCAACATAGATAATCCAAAACTTGCAAAAATTAATTTATTTTTAAAATTTTGTACATTTTCAGATAAAGCATTATCATCAAACGCTTTGCGTAAAGTATTTTTAATATTTCCAGAGAAACCAAGATCTTTAGGCAAAATCGGAGGAATTTCAGTAGACGTAGCGGTTTTTTCTAAATTTTTATTTAATTTCGCAGTATTATCTCTAGTCATTTTTAATTTGTCTGAGACCTCTTTTAAGGTAGCGTCAATTTGTTCGGTAGTTTTATTTGAGTTAATTAATTTAGCGATAAGTTTTTCTAATTCCGAACTAGCCCTTCCTCCAATACCAGAACTTAAAATATCATCATAATTTTCTATACCTGGCCCGCCCGTGACAGAAGCTTTCGCAAAATTAGGAATACGATTATTATATTTTTCTTTTCCACTTCCAGTCAACATCAAATTAGATATAGAAGATAATTGTCCTTGATTTATATGATCATTTTTTATAATTTTATCTGCGTTTTTGCCATATTTTGAAGTTTGTTCATCATTGACAACAACTGGTGTCCCCAAAGTGTCGGACCATAAAATTTCTGGATTTCTTCCAGAAGCTTTTTTTTCTCTCTCCATTGCTTGATTTATTGCGCTGAAATTTGGAATATAGCCAAAAGCTTTACCCCTTTTAGTCGAATATTGTTCAGAACGAGAAAGTTTTGCTTGTTGAATTTGACGGACTAAGTCTTCTCTATTTTTTGATTTTAATATTTTAATTGCCATATCCATGCGATTTTCGCTAGAAGCAGAACTTTTAAAATCTGCACTTGCTCCAGCTTTTGCTCCTGGGAAAAATTTCTTTAATCCCTCTGGGACGCTACCAACATCAAATGTGCCCTTATTTAAATCTGTAGCGACTTCTCTTCCAAAAGCTGCTCTAAATCCTGCTTCGAAAATTCCTCCTACTTGCGCGCCAATAGCTCCATATATTCCTTCAGTTTTGCCAATAGCCGCTTCTATTTCTTCCGGTTCTAGTGGAGGATTTACATTTAATTGTTTGGTAAATGTTTTTACTTCTTTTTTAATATTATTTTTTACATTTTCTTCTAATTTTTGTTTTTTATCCACATTTCTATAACCGAATATTGGGAAAATAACATCGATTCCAGGAAGGCCAACGGATGGTTCTTCTTTAAAGGTATAGCCCCCGATTCCGCCCCTAACGTCAGATAGAGTTAATAGTTGAGCGTCACTATCAATGGCTATTCTTTTAGATTTAAAACTAGAAGTATCTTGTTTTGCATTAACCATTGATTGTGGCACCCCATTCGGCCATTTTGCTGCAAGATTTGATCCTGGAGCTCCAAAATATAACTTGTCTTTCAATATTGGGCTATCTCCTCTTCCAGCGTCTGCTCTTAAAATATTGGCTAGCCCTTTATAAGAGACGGGAGAAGCAAAATTAGGATGAAAACTTAAGGATTTATAAGGGTCAAAACCGTGTTGTTTTATAAAATTATTTTTATAAATTTTACCAGCCTGACTATATTTCGGAGGCAAAATTGCTGGATCTTTGGCCCCAGGATATTTAACTAAAGATTCAGAAGAGTTATAAGTCACCATTCCTTCGTTTTGAAGATAGGTTCTTTTTATAGATCCAGCTTTATATCCCCCCAACGCCGCACCAATTTCTTCCATTTGATCTTCTTTGTTAAAATTAGGTATATATCCGGCAGCTTTTATTCTATTAGAAACTACTAAACCCTTCAATGCCCCACTTTGAGCCACTCCTACTCCAGCCGATGATAAAGTTTTAGCTAAAGACGAAGCGATGCCAATTTGTTTTTGCATGTTTGCGGTTTCTTGTTCTATTAAACTTAAAATTTGTCTATGAAGACTAGCGGTATCGATATTACCTTTATTAATTTGATCAATTAATTGAGGATTTTTACCAATTATATTCAATACTTGAGATTGTATCTGAGATTGCTGCATCGAAGCATTATTAACGCCACTTAAGCTTTTAAAAGCGTCTACAGAATAAGTTCTTAATCTGTCGAAAACTTTTGTTAAAGCTATTAACGCCAACGCTATTCCTGGGCCCCCAAGAAAGTTGCCTATACCTCTAGCTATTCCTTCTCCGATTTTCGCTCCAACACCATCATTTTCTCCTTTTTTTGTCGAAAAATTTTCTAGCGCCGCATTTAATCCGCTTAAAGTTTTTTGTATTACGGGCCCCAAAGATATATTCCCTATATCTGTCGCAGATTTAGTTAAATTGACAAGAGTTTGGTTTAATGTAGAAGAAAGAGTCTGATTTAACTGTTCGTTTCTTCTATTCGCTTCGTCTGTAGCCCCCATAGATGTCTCTAAAGCTTGATTAAAAACAGAATACTCTTTTGACAAATCACTTAATGATGCTTTTAAAATATTAATTTGGAATACTCCACCTACTAATTCTGCAATTTGAGATTTCTGAGTCCCCGTTAAGGTTTCGAATTTTGTAGATAGTTGTCCAAGTATTTGCATCAAAGGCATAATATTACCTTCTGCGTTTTTAGTTTTTACGCCTAATTCATCTAAAGCGGATAAAACTTCTGGTCTTTGTAATCTAGTAAAAATTGTTTTAAAACTATTTCCAATAACAGAACCTCCTCGGGATGTTATTTGTTGAGCAGAAGTTACCAAAGCCACTAATTCATCTAAACTTACTCCGGCGTCTTGAGCAGAACTTCCTACCCTTTTTATAGCTTCAGCTAAATCTGCGGAACTTACTGCAAAACCAGTATCAACAGCTATAAGCTTATTAATTAATTCATTAGAGCTTATTACTGTTTGATTAAATGAATTTAGTGCAGAAGTGATAGACTCCGTACTACTTATTACATCTAATCCGCTTAATCTAGTTAAAATTAAAGCATCACTAGTCCTTTTTAAGGTTTCACTTACTCCTAAACCTTGTCGAGAAAATTCTAAAGCTGATTTGGCGACTGTATCAAAAGATTGGCCGGTATTTTTTGCTAAATCAAATAAATCATTTCCAAATTTACTTAATTCTTTTTGGCTAACAGATAAGATAGTATTTATTTCAGCTAAAGATCTTTGAACATCTATAGTAGTTTTGATCATTCCAGAAAAAGCTTTTTCAACAGCGTATATAGCTCCTGCAGACACGCCGAATGCTATAACTCGAGCATTTGATGCGGCTAAGGATTTTTCGAATTCGCCTAGCTGACCAGTTATTTTACCTAGAGGCTGCGAAAATCCTTTTGTATTTAAATTTAAATTAGAACTAGAAACGACTTTTTGTATATCTCGTTCTAGTTGGCGGGTATCGCCACCTATACTTAAAATAATGTCTTGAGATCCTTCTGCCATATTCCTTTAATCCTTTAATACTATTACACATAATTTTTAATTATTTTTCACCATGAATCTTTAAAATGTCTTCAAACGATAAATCTCCTTTAAATTTTTTGGCCTCTTCAACTAAATCTACGACTTCATCCTTGCTATCCGATATTAGCTCTTTTAATTCTTCTTTGGTCGCCCCGATGTAGGTTTTGCCTATTTGGTCTTTATCTTTTTCTTGCGCGTTTTTAAAAAAGCCTTTATTATCATACCAATCGACTAATTCATCTAAAGTTTTTATGTATTCTGGAGGATTTTTCCCAGTTTTAGTTAATATATTTTCGTAATGTTTCCCTAATGTAAATAAATCCAATTGATACCTAGTAAGCTCAATTATACTTTTACCATAATAAAAAAATGGATTAGAGGAACATAAAAAATAATAATTTAAAAAAAATGGAGAAACAGCTATTTTTCTTAAGTTTCTTTCTGATAACTCTAAGATTAAATCTCTATAAATAAAAAAATAATCCGCTAAATCATTTGCGTCAGTTTCTTCAAAATCTTCTTCATTTTTAAAAACTTTTTCTGATAATTGTTCATTACTATATAAACTTAAATACAAAATATATTCATTCGATTTTCTTTCAGCAAAACCCTCTGCAGTCAACCCTAATAACGATTTTTTTTCGGACTCAATCTCTTTTAATTCCTTGGATAAAATTTGTATTTTTTTATTAAATTCTTCTATTTGAGATTTAATAATTAATTTGCTCTTTGTTTGATTTAGATTATTAATTTCGTCACTTAAAGATTTTATTTTTTCGTCTTTTAGTTGCGACCAATCCCCATTCTCTTCTAAAATTTTTAATTTATTTTTGATTGGCAAAAGTCCTTCGGCCTCGGACTTTTTAAAATGTTCTATATAGATTTGATTACATTTACTAAAGTCAATCTCTTTAAGATGTTTAAAGTAAATTTTTTTATTTTTAAAATTAAAATATGTATATCCGTTTAATATATCTCTATATATTTTTCTTACGAATTGAATTTCATTTTCGATATCATTCACTTTTTCTCTTCGGCGGATGATTGATTATCTACAATAGGATTATAAGGGCTACTAGCTTCATAATTCTTGTCGAAAATTTCAAAATCTTCTTTATTAGCTATTCTTCCTACATACCATAAGCTTATAAAGTATGCGAATTTTTTGACCGCATTTTTGATAAACGTATCATTTCCATCTTCAATTTCATCATATTTATTTAGTCTTTCTTCGAAAGATCCTAGGCCAAATAAAGATGAAAAATCTGATTCATTTTTCATATAAGAAATATGTAGTACCCACCACATAATAGTTTGATTCCTCGCTCTATTCTCTGCGGTTTGATCAAATAAATTAGATTGATAGAATTCAAACTCTTGCAACTCTCTTCTTACTTCTAATAAGTCATTCAGTATCAAAGTAACTTTTTCTTTTTGGACATCTTCGGGCAATTTATCTAGATTTATTTGCAGTCTTTGCAATTCGGTTTCTTTTTGAAAAAGTTGAACATATAATGTCGCATATCTTTGTTTTTCTGGTTCGCTTAAAGCTCCTCCATCATTTTGATATCTTTTTGCTAATAGGGATCTAGTTAATAACCCACACTTAATTCCTTCTGATAATTTTACTCCATAAAATAATTCTGCTTGATCAAAGGTTTTTCTAGTCGGCTTCAATACCCTAAACAAAACGGGTTTTTTAATAATTTCTTTTTTAAGAAATTTTATCTCTTCTCCATTTTCGTTTTTTGAGACTTCTACTTTCTCTACTTCTTCTTCTTTCGTTAAAGAAAATTCATATAAATATTTTTCTGGCATCATGATTGTTTTACCTCGTTAATTTTATCTTCAATAAAACATTTGGTTTTATAAAAATTAGCTTTTCCTCCTATTGTGGAAATGAAAAGCTTTCTTTTTTCCTCATCCCAAGATTTATAAATATTGATATATTTTTCATTCAAAACAGTTTTAATATCATAATTATTTAAGCCAAAATTTTGTTTTAAATTTCTTTGCACAGTTTGCAAGCTAAGATTAGCTTGTATTACATCTTTTATATTAAAATTAAATATGTTTTTATTTCTTTTCATTTTTTACATTTAAATCTAAAAATTCAAAATTTTTATCTATTTCTCTTAACGTTTCATTTCCTAAATCTAATACTCGTTTACGAAAGTAATTATACTTATTTTCATCGAAATAATCAATACTTTTTAAAGTTTCTGTATCAATTTTTTTATTTAATTTATTCAGCATATTAATATGCTCTTCTTGAAGATCTTCTATGATATTTAAATATCTTTTATATAGCGATACAATATTCCTATGTATTTGAAATAATATATAATCTCTGATATTATTTTTTTCAGAAGTCATGCCTTATGCCTTTATTTATATTACACGAAAAGATATAAGTATTCTAAAATAAAACGGCATATATATAAAATATATGCCGCTTTAAATTTTAATATAAGTGATTTATATTAGGCGCTTGGACCGTCAATAAATAAACCAGCAGATGTTTCATTGGGCCCGCCAATTTGAGTGGAGAATTTTAATGAAACACTTTTATTGTCTCCGATTGCGGAACTAAATTCTTGAGAATCTAATTTAGCTTTTTTCAGAGTATATTTCAAAGCTCTTGTTGAAGCGGAATTCGGCGCATTCAAAGTCATTGAAATTGTATAATCATTATCAGCACTCAATACATCAGCTAATGAATCAGACGTATCCGAACCAACTATAGCGTCTACAGAGATTGTCGCTGTTAAGGGGAAAGTAATTTCTCTGGTAAAGGCAAATCTACTTCCTAATTTTTGTATTGGATCTCTTTTGATATCAATACTAACAGAAGCTTTTTGCACTTTTAATTCGCTTTCTTCGATACCGATTGTGCCATTATTTAATGAAACAGTAATATCTCCTGGGCGAAGAGCACTATATCCAGATCCGCTAACTGGCGTTGGCAATACGAATCCAATTCCTAAGCTAGATCCATTTGAAGGATTAACGGCTGGATTTGTCACTCCACTAATTCCATTGACAAAGTTCATATTTAAAGCTTCGGCATTAACAGATACTTTAGGAATTTCCCCTACAGAAGTTTCAATCTGATAAGAGGTTATGGACGCGTTGCCAAGACCAATTGTTTTTCCGTCTGTTTGAGTCCATCCAGCTATGTTAGCGTCTGTTCCCTCTGGAGAGGTTACGATATAAAAATTAACTGGATCTGTATCAGCTTTACCAGTTAAAATATTCGAAAGAGCGGAAATGTTTGCAGTTCCATTAGAAAGAGCTAATCCTAAATTCTTTTCATTTTCTCCACTATTTGCATAATACGTAAAGTCTAGACTGACTTTGGGCTGTTCCAAAATTACACGATCAATAGCAGCCAAATTGCCAAATTGATTTACGTCTTTACGAGAAATTTCGAAATTATAATTTGCGCTCTGTACTCGATTTAATTGATGATTATTAGTTGATGTTAAAGCGTTTTCGCCTGTAGGTCCCACGAAAAGCGCCTCACTTTGATAAATTACTCTTTTTCTTGCCATAATAAAATCTCCTATATGCTATAATTACAGTAATAAATTAATCATGAGAAATTATTTTTAAGTATATTAACGCCTAGGATGTCTTATGTTTTCTAGAGTAAAATCTATAATACTAGAAAAAGTATTAGGATTTAATTCATTTTCGACCCGATCTATTTTAGATATATTTACCTCTGAAATATAGAAACCATTATTTCCTATGTTATTTGCGTCATATAAGCCATGATAGTTATAATAACCGCTATTAATGCAGCCGAAAGCATCTGTTGGGAAATTATCTATTAATGGTATATATGTAGAATTAGTATCTCTTAAAATTGAATTTACAGCATCTAAATTAAAAAGATTATCGGCTAAAACAAATGCTCTAATATTTATAGAAGTCATATCTTCTCCGCCAAAAGCAAATGGTTTATTTTTTGAATAATTATGTTTCAAGAAAATTGCAGGATAAGTTATAGAATCATTAGTAATTCCAGTTGGATTTTGAAACGTTTTAGGTCTTATTTTATATTGCGTTTCAAAAAGTATTTTTTCCTCAGTGTCAGAAGCTAAATATATATTGAAATCTTTTACTGCATAATTTCCAGATATTTGATTATAATTATTACTATCATTTACATATATCGTCGCTTTATATGGATCTATTCCGGAAAATCCATTTTCTCCTATTTCTGAATATTGTCCATTTATGTAAACGCCAGTTAATATTGACGCATTATTAATAGATGAATCTGCCACGATCTGTCTGAACGGCAAAGAGTACGTCTTTAACTTATCGAATAAGTTATTAGATTCATAAAATAAACTTCCATAATTACTAAAAGCTTCGCCTTTAGATAAAATTTTATTATCTATCCAAAGCATCATGCTAGACATTAAAATATTATCAAGTTGAGTTTTCATTTAAAATTTCTTTTAAAATTTTTTATTATTGTAGATAAATAATCTGTTGGTTTATAATTTAGGCTATTTATCCTGCCTTTAGTTTGTACGCCTCTACCAGATCTGCTTTTTTGGCTGAATTTATTTGATAAATAGTAACTTAATCCAGAAATACCCCTTTCGATGGAAACTACCCAACTATTCCCATTTTCCCAAGGCATAGGAGTTGCTTTTTTTACTTTTTCTAAATCTGGGAAATTAATGATATATTTTAATTTATTTCCCATTTTAGATTTTTTAAATGAAAAATTTTGCTCTAAAATTGATCTTAATTCTTCTATTGGATTTTGCGATTTAAGAAAACCTATAAAACTAAATAAATTTCCTTTTCCGCCAAGAGTATTTGAAATATTATTTCCGCCTGGACCAGCTTCTAATTCTTTCGTAATTATATGATTGTCAAATTCATTTAAAAAATTATTTTTATTTTTTGTAAATAATTTATTTACTAATTTATCTCCAGTTGATTCGACCTTTTTCGAATTAGAGGCTTTCTGTTTTATTGAATTAAAATTTATTTTACTCATTATTTTGTTCTTTCTAAAAAGAAAACATAATATGTTGTATTAAAAAATTTTTTTACAGATTCGTCAGTAATAATATTAAAGAATAAACTATCAATTTCTATTTTTTCAGTTTTTGCGCCATTTAAAATATAATCTCTAGCGTCTTTTCTTACTTTAATTTTGACTATACCTTTGCTTACGTCATAATTTAAAGTTAGAATATTTTTTAAATCTTGTTCTGTTTGATACTTTATTTTAGCTTTGAAAGTCCTTTTCTCAGGTATATACTCTATACTTTGTTGTACAGAAGAATCTTGATAACCGATTAAATGTTTATTTATGTTGTTTTTTATTATTTTTTTTGGCTCTTTATGTATTACTATATCTCTAGCGAAAGTGTCAAATAAATCCTCGATTAAAGGAGTTAAATTATTTTTTTCTGTTTCATTTAATAAACTTGCCATATTTAAAATAAATCATTTTAAGATGATCCCTCTACTGTTCTTATAGAATTCCCATAAACACTGGGAGAGTAACCGCCTTTTATTGTATCATCTCCTGCGACTTGAATTGGTCTTGATTCATTCAAATTGTAATTTTTAGTTAACGTCATAAGCTCTTCATTAATTTGTTTTCTTAATTGAGAATAGTTTTTTGCTATTTCATTTTTATTTATTTTTACGACAGTACTTCCGTCATCAGTAACGCTTACTACGCTATCAACACTAGCTGACCCTAGCGCATTTCTAAAAAGTCTTTCATAATAATGTATCATGTATACCATTTTAAAAATACTTTTTTCTAGAAAACCAAATTTTTCACTCGAATCCAAAGAAGCTATTTCAGATGTGGAATCATTAACTGTAAAATTTTTATTAATTAAAATATTTAAATCTCCAATATTAGCTTTTAGCCAATATGAAATAGCTGCGGGGCTAATGTCTGCTGGTTGGTTTAACTCAATAAATATTTCTGTTGCGATATCTGTTGTGAGAATTGCCATAATAGTTATTACACTATTATTTTAAATTTTAAATTTATTTTCCTTCTGCGAGAATGTCTTTAGCTTCTTTTGATATTTTTTCTTCTTTTTCTTCTAAAGAACTTTTTGCAGTATAACCAGAAACGTGTTTAATAAATTCTCTTTCTAGTCTTTCTTTCAAAGTAGAAAGATTATCAACAGGTATTAATCCTATTTTACTTGCGTGAGATTGTAAGTCACTTTTATTTAGATCATTTAAATAATTTTTATAATCTTCTAAATTTAAAGTTCCGTACTTAGAAATACCAGTATCTCCCCATATTTGGTCTAATGAATTTGGTGCTTCCACTTTGCCGTGAGTTTGACTATTTTTATTTAATTTTTTTGGCATATTTTTACCTTTATATATATATTATATATAATAAAAATGATTTATCCAAAAAAAAGTCCGAAGGCTATTAACCTTCGGACTTTTAAAACAATTCGTTTACTATTTATGAGATAGAATATGTTTTGTCTAGAATGATACCAGCTACTGCTCTACCATCAAGAGCAACTCGGCCTTCTTCTAAGGAACCATAGAAGCCAATTTTCTCGGCGCGAGTTACAAATTGATCGTCAGGAAGAGCGGTAAATGTCGAGCCTGTTTCGCTATTTCTAGCTACTGGTCTTACGAAAGCATCTTTGGTAAGATCAAGAGCGACAAGCACTTCGTCTTCTGCGCCATTAAATTGATCGTTGTTGCTGGCGGCGAATAAACTCTTAAATAGAGTATTATATTTGCCACCGACACCGAATTCAACCATTTCATGGATTGTAATGCCAAAGATTTCTTGGGCACCAGCTGCACGATAAATATCTTCTCTAACGCTGTCTGGAGCAGTTTCTGCGGCATTAGAACCGATTGGGTTATAAGCAAAACCACGAATATCACCTTTGACTTCAGGGCTTACAAATAGATCAGTTACGCCATAAGAGGAATTTGTGCTTCCACCAGCATAAGAGGTATTAATTCTTTTTACTTTAGTTAGTAGAGCGTTTAAATGAGCTAAACGCAAATCTTTTCTAGGGCTAGAGCCCGCTCCGCCAGTTGGTCTGACAATATGGTTTTGGCCATTTGTGGATGCGGTGGCTAAAGCTTTTAGAATGACCGCCCAAGCATTACGCTCTTGTTTGACAAGAACTTCATTGCTCATGCGCTCAATGGCTTTGCTAACTACATCTAGACGACCACGGCGAGCGTATCTTTTCAAGAAAGATACAGCGCTGTCTAGTCTATATGTTGAAACTTTCATTTCAGAGAAGCCTTCAACAACTGAAGTTGGCAAACCGCCAGCTACATTTTGACTCCAGACATTAACATAACCTTCTTTTTCGTTATGCCATAGATCTAGAGGGATCGAAGGACTATCGTCTTCATCGAAAGGAAGATCGCTGTAGACCATGCTGGCCGAGCCAGATTCTAAAAGAACCTTATTGACTACTGGACCAATGAAGCTAGCAAAAGCTTCAGATGCTTCTCTGGCTACAGAAGCGTCTCTGCTTCCCATAGCTTTGATAAGCTCTACTTGTTCGGGTGTTTCTTTTAATTTTAATTTCATTTTAAATTTCTCCTTTTAAATTATTCCCACTTTAGGTTAAAGTCGAACTTAACTAAAGCTACACCGTTGGATACTGTGCTAAGCAATATACCAACTTTTTGTCCTGCAGCGTTAGTTTGAAGTTTGCCGCTATTCGTGGCATATACTGCGTAACCAGCGAAGGAAGGACGAGCAACAGATTGTCCAGCCAAGGTGGGATTTGCTGCAATTTCTTCTGCTGTAGCTGGTGAAATAATATTGTCAAGAACTTCTATAGCGGCTACGCCTCTAGTAAGAACTGGAACTGGTTGACCTTTTACGACTGCATTAATTTCAGCAGCTTTGCGAGGATTGAAAATGAGTTTTTCGCCATTTTCGTCAGTTTCTCTTACGTCCATGAGTAATATTCCGAGAGGAGAACCATTGCCGTCATTTACTTTGACGGTTGCGGAAACTCCATAACGGGAAGATACTGTATTGTTGAAAGAAAATCCTAGATCTTCTGTAACAGGAACAGAACCTTCATTTAAAACTACTCCGTTTTCAATTTCAACCAAAGTTCCAGCTGGAATGTGACCCCAGCCCGAAACTGCGGATAAACTACCTTTGTAGCTAAAAAGATTTAGTACATCGTGTTCACTATAATCTCTGAATCCTTTTAATAGTGCCATATTTTCTCCTTATTTTAGTTCAAATCCTTCCAAACCGAAAGCTTTGGCGTATTTATCTTTTACGCTAGGCTGTGCGGCTGGAGCCGAATTTGGTATTTCTGTCGAAGCTTTTGATCCATTATCAACAGCTTGTTCAACAACCTCTTGGGTTGTAGAAATTTGTTGTGCGACCTCTTCAGAAGCAACAGCAGATTTAATTACTTTGCCGTTTTTATCTTCTTTATCTTCGTCAACACCTTTATCTTTTAAATCTTCTTTATCCATTTTTTCTTTAGCAGCTTTTTTAGCAGCTTTATTTTTTTCCTTCATAAGAACCGACATTTTATTTTTATAAGCAGCAAAAGCTTCTTCATTCAAATCTTTAATATCTTCAGCTAAAACTTTACGATCTTCATCTGATAGATCATATTCTTCATCAAAAGCTGCCATTCTCATATTGAATGCTTCTTGCTTGGCTTTAGCTTCTTGTTCTTTTTGGATATCGCCTAGCTTTTGATTTACTTCCTCTAATTGCTTTTTGACGTTGTCATATTCAGCGGTCACAGAATTAATTTTTTCTGATGCCTCTTTTAAAGCATTTTCTTTAGAATTCTTTTCGACTAAATATTGATCATTTACTTTTTTAATTTCTTCTGAGATAAAATCAATTACAGCAGAAGCGCTTACTTCTTTGAGAAGTGAGTCAGTAATTTCTTCTAATTTTGATATTTTCATATATATTCTCTCTTTCTTTACATCTATTTTTTCTTCTTGGGAAATATTATTTTCCATAGAAGCTTTAGATTTTTGTTCTAAATGTTTTTTCGGTTCTTCTAAGCTAATTTCATTCGCAAGTTCAGATTTAGCGGAAGCAGGAAGATTTATATTATCTTCTTTATTTTTACTCGCTACAACGACCCCTTTTACATCAGCTGCCGGATTTAATGTTAATCCTATACCTAGTGGTATAACCTTTCCTAAAACTTGTCGATATACATATTTATTATCTTCTGTTTTACCAGAGCCGCCAAATCCTCTCAAAAAATTCTCATATTGCTCTATCTCTTTTGCGTCGGTGATAATTTGACCATTTTCAATATTTTTTTCATTTTCTTTTAATACAACGATATTATATTCATCAAAACCCAATTCCCAACTAGCGCTAATTCCCATATAATTTTCGCTCGTAGGATCATTTGCTTCCTCTAATTTATTCGCTAGATCATTGTTTACAATTTTCCAAATTAATCCTCCCAAAGTGATATTAAATGGTCCTTTAATTTTTCCTACATCTTTTTCTTCTATTTTATTCGACGTACCGAATTCAGTGAATCCGTAAGTCAATATGCATCCGACTACAGTACTTCTATTGTGCTCTATATTAATTGGTTTATTAATAAAATTTTTCGCTATTTTAGCAGCAGTAGAAGCGTCAATTACGTCTCCGTTTTTATTAACTCTATTAACTACACAAGCATCAAAAGCTATAGGCAATAAGTCAACATTTTCCTCAAGATTAATGTCTGGTATAAATTTTTTTAATTGATTAATAGAAGCTGCAGATAGATATTTATCTTTTTCTTGACTTACAATAGGTTTTAAATGTATATTTGAAAATATTGTTGTGAATTTATTATTTTTCATATTAATAATTAAAAGTAATTACGTCATTTTCGTCAGCTAAATATAAGTCTTCTGGATTAGAGTAGGAAATATTCATTTCATTAATTTCATAATCTTCTTCTATAGGCTCTATGCTGCTTTCAATTGAGAATGATCCACAAGATTTCTTTTTAGAAGAAAGCTCTAAATTGAATTTTCTTTTATTTCCAGAAACTGCTAAAAAAGCATTTACTTTAGCTATAGCATAATCATGATAACTCTTATCTAAATTTGAAGGCTTATTCTTTGAAGCGGTTCTATAGATTTTTTTTAATTGATTTATATTAATTCTTTTTTTATTGCCACCATTAAATGCAACAACTTTCGCTTTTAATATAGATATTATATTTTTAGATACATTTATATTTGGATCCATAGAGTCTTCTTTGTCGTTGAAATTTTCAAATTTTAATTTATTTAATTTCATGCGTGGTAAATATTACACTTAATTTATGAATTTTTATTAATAATATTTCTAATTATTGCATCTGTTTCTTTTAATTTATTTTGAGCGTTGGTTGTGCTACTTGTAATAGCTTTTTCCACCAATTCCGCTTCCGCATCTCTTCTTCTAATCATACCCTTTTCTATACTGCTACCAAACCATATTCTTTTCATACTTCTAATTTGATTAGCTATAAAAGTTAAAGTTTTTTGATCAAATACAGGAGAAATTTTCATTGCTTCATAAATAAATTTCATTTCGCGGCGACGATCTCCTTGAAGGCTATTCCCTCTATTGAATACAAGGCTAACTATTCCACCTTTTGCGTCTTCTGGAAGATTATCAAAATTAGGAAAAGTATCTCGCGCTAAATTATAAAATTTAGTTACTGTTTTATTCATGAATACTTCAAGCGCAAGATCCCAAGGAATAATTATATCTTTTACTCCTTTAATAAGATCTTTTGCAGCAATTCCTTTTGTACCAACTGTCTTGTATAATTTATCAAAATTTTTTTGATCAAGATTTTTCCAGTCATTGCTGAATTCATTTTTATTTACATATCCGCAATCGTAACCAACACCAATTGTAACTCCGCTTTGCTCTCCTGGCCAAGTTGGATTTTTTAAAAATTTATTATAATAATTTTCACCACCGCCGACTTCAAATTCTAATATCAAATCAATAGATTTTTTGTTTAGCATTTATCGTATTTTAATTACTAATTTTGTCTATCGCTTTATCTATCATATTATCTGCTGGGGCTTTTTCTTTCAACCAAGAATTCATAACTCCAAAATAAACTAGATGCTCTTCATCAATAAGATATAATTCATTGTTAAAATTATCTTTGTAAGGAGTTATTCCAGCATCTTCAGTTAGATCAATTGCTTTTTCTTTTTTGAATTTGATTCTATACATTTTAATTAGATTATTATATCGTTCGCGCGCTTGACGAGTAATAAGTGCATCATCACCAACAAAAAAAATTAATCCACCATTATCTTTATCATATTGCTTTGGAGTAGTTGCATCATAAGATGATTTGTCATCTTGTATTTTATTTGGTGTCACAGTAGCACATCCAACAAGAAGAAAATTAAGAACTAATATGCTTGCGAGCTTCTTCAAGGTCTTTTTCCTTTACCGCATTTTCAATTTCACTTTGATGATCAACTTCTTTTTGAGCTTCTTGACGCTCTTTCATTTCTTTTGTATTCTTTGCGCCGAATACATTATTGATTGCTGCGAATATTCCAGATACTGCTGAGAGTAAAGCTTGAATTATTCCAGTTGGCATATATTACTCAACGTAACTTGCTGTGGAATCTTTACAGCCAGATGCAATAGCGTTAAGCACCTTTACTGCAAGAGCAGTATTTCCATCTAGTCTACTAAATTGTTGAGCATAAAGATCTTTTATTACAGTAACATAATTTGCCCAATGAGTTTTTTCTGCTGGAAGGTAATCGTTAAGAGCTTTTTGAAGTTGCTCTGGGGTTGGAGTAGTTCCAACTGTTAGTTTTTCTACGATAGCAGCAACATGATTAATCATTTTAGCTTTTTCAATTCTATCGTTACCAGAAACTGCTTGATCAAGAACAACTGTGCAAGCTAATACAACCGCTGGCTTTACATAAGGAAGCGTGTTTTCAACACTTGTTGCAACATCAACTTTTCCAGTATTGGTTGTGGCGCAAGCGCCAAGAAATATGCTCAAAAGAGCAACTGCGGCTAATTGTAATTTATTCATTTTTTTTCTCCAAATTTTTTTCTATTTTTCCCGCCCTTTTTTCTGCTTCTACAGTTTGTGGGACGCTTCCCCCAGTAACCCTTGAGTCTTTAACTGTTAAAGCGAAAATAACGCCACTCACGATGGCGACTAATTTAGCAATACCAATTATATATTCTTCTATTTCGTCTGGTAGAAAAGATACTAGAGATTGGTCTCCATGAATAACAAAAGCTGTAGTTACAGCTACAACCGTAATAATTCCGGAGGTAGATGATCTCCAATTTGCTCCAAATATTTTAGAAAGCATATTTTCTGTCATATTGTATTACACTCTATTATAATCAATAAACTTAACGAAATCTATTAAATTTTACTATGATATAAAATTGAAGCCAAATAACTATCTATTTGATGAGCTATGGCTATATTTTGAATATTTTTTACTTGATCTGGATTCTTATCGTTGGGAGCGGTTAAATAATCTTCTATTTTATTTTTCCAATTTTCTGGATTTTCATTTGAAATAATAATTCTAGCGATGTCTTCCGCGACATTCTTTTGTTGAAATGATAATTTTTTTAAATTATGTTTTTTTCTAAGAGCATTACCGATTTCTTCTTCTAATTTTTGATATGCAATCAAATTATTTTTTACTTTTAAAAAGCTATATTCCTCTTGAGCATTGGTTCCAATTGGTTTTACATTTTTTGTAGACTGTTTAACGCCATCTGTTCCGACTGGTCTTCCAGCTTGATCCGTTTTTGCCGTGCCTCCACCAATCAATGGTTGATAAAAGCCTTTGTCTTTTAATTCTTTAAATTTTAATTGCGCAGATTGAGATTCTTCATCGTTTGGAAGCCTTCCAGTTTCAATTGCTCTAATTCCTTCTTCCGGAGTTAAAATGCCCAATTCTATTAATCGATTATAAATTCTAGAATATTGAACATCATCTTTCAAATCGATATCTTCAAAATTCGGGGTGGGATAATTTTTAAATCCTAGCTCTTTACTTATTCTTCTTATTTCTGGAAATAAAAACTCATTAATAAAAGCTTGGCGAGCTTGTTTGAGTCTTTCTACAAAAACTTGCACTTTGATGCTTTGGTTCGCAAATTTTTCACTTCCAATTAGTATATTGTTTAGCCCAATTTGAATATCTTTATCTACAATTTGATATTTTTCTGGACCAATTAAATTGCCGATATCAGGAATTACGAATTCAGCTTTTGTAGTATAATCAGCAATTAGAACTCTTCCGACGCTTTGATTTTCGAAAAGCTTCTGCATCGCCTCCAAATTTTTTTGATTAATTCCTCCTTTTTCTGGCTCCGTACCCATGGTTACTAATAATATCGCCTGTTGCATTGTCCTTGTTATAGACATATCCATTTTTTTCATTTCCGCTTTCCAATTTATATCTTCTAAAACTGGATATCCCATAGGAACCGCGAATGGTTCATAGGCTTGTTTTTTATAAAAAACTGCAACTAGCCTTGAGGAATCTAAAGGCAGAGTTAAAATTCCTATAGTTTTTTGCTGTATTAGTTTTTGAGTCTCTGTGGGTAGGCTTTTTAATACTTCAATATCTTCATCGGTTTTTGGATTTTTTAATCTTTCTAATTCGTAATCGCTAATTATTTTATAATATCTTCCTAAAGAAAAATTAATACTACCGCCCATTTGAATATCAGCAGGATTTAGAATCATATATCTTGAAGGTAAATTAACTGCAGCTTTAGAAAAGAGTCCAAATGTTTGCGTGATTTTGGCTATATCATCATCCGAAACCTTAGTGTCGAATCTATAAACAAAAACATTTCCACTTCTATAGTATTCTCTAAAAAATTGATCTTGAAAATCCCATAAATTTATTTTTTTAAATAATGCATCAAAAAAATCTCTGCTTTTTTGACTTCCTCCTCTAAAATAGATCTGGCTTGAAGAAAATTCGGTCATCAAATCAACCGTATTTCTAAATACAGCAAAATTATAATAAGCTTTTTGACAAAGTATTACAGCGTCCCTTATCGAAACATTTGATTCATTTTTTAATCCGGCAGAATATCTAAATGGAATTAATCCATCCTCAATATTTTTAAATTTATCCGTTCTTTGTATTGAGCTCGAAGCGTTTCTTCTAATTTTCGTAGATTCCGCCGAAGCTTCAGAAGCGTATTTAAACCCCATTTCAGAAGCCGAAACCATTAAAGGTTGTATTTCTGGATTTTTTAAATTTTTTTCTATTTTTTTGACTTTTTTAGACATTTCGAAAAGAAATTACACTTTATTTAATCATTATAGGCGAAAAAGTGGTGTTTTCTATTTTTTCTGGAGCTTTATTTAAATCGAAATAACATTTGGCAGCCCAATTAGCTAATAATAAAGCTGAATAATTATCTTTTCTGGCTTTATTAGCAGAAGAGCTTCGTTTTAGATGTTGGGGCAAATCAAAATTTTGTGAGCCTCTGCTTGTGGAAGTATATTCAACTAAAGCGCATTGTTTCTTGGTTTGATATATAAAATCATCTTGATTTTCTATAAAATCTATCATTGTCCAATCTTTTTTGTCTTCTCCTTTTATTAAATTTAAATCTATATTTAAATTTATTACTTCATTAAAAAATGGTTCAAAAGCCGCAGTTTTGCTAGCGAACCATATTTTTTTATAATCTATACAGGCTTGTAAATATTCATTGGATTTTCTAATAAAATCACTAGTAAATACTTGATTAAACGCAATTCTTTTATCTTGAAAATTATATTTAGTTTTAGCATTTCTAATCATAATCTCATACTCTTGGCCATCAAGATCGGAGTCTATCTCAAATGTTTTTATATTTAGCTTGTCTTTTTTAAAAATTTCAGATTGATTGCATGCTGATAAAAATGTGTCCGCACCCGCATTATCAATGATAATTAATACGATATTAAAATATTTAAGAATATAATGAAAATATGCTACATGGTTTTTTAAATTACCTAATCCAGCATAAGTATGGATTAAAGTATTACTTTTATCAGACTCATTAATTTCTAATATCGCCATAGCAAAATAATCTGCATTTGGGCTATCGCTCATATTTGGATCAATACCTAATATATATTTTTTATTTGGATCTCCTTTGAGTAAAGTATGAGGATTTTCTCCCAATTTAAGAGTGCAATCTTCCATTTTTTTTGCATTGAAATAACTATCGCTACCATCCGTAAACCTAGCGCAATATTCTCTTAAAAAACTACTATGGCTTGCTCCGCCATTTTGAGCCTCTTCAATAATAGTTTTATCTATCATTTCTTCTGGAAGAGCTTCGTAGCTCATTTGGCTAACAAAATAAGTCGCCTCGCCTCTTTCATTGCTGATAATTTTTTCCGTCCATTCGTTATAAGTTTTGTAAAGATTTTCAAACGTAAAACTTGCTGAAGAAAACGCCAACATTTTACTTGTATTTTCAAACACTGTTCTATCTTCTTCTTTCATCAACCCATCTGAAATTAATTTATCTTCCATTTCACGTATTTCCATGCGCTCTTTGATATTCTGGGGCGCGACTAAAAATGGCATCAAAACATTTTTTACAATTTCCTCTGGAAGAAGCAAGAACTCGTCCAAAACTAATATATTAGCTCGAAAACCTCGAATTTTTTCACCATTTAGAGGTATAGCCACAATACTTCCACCATTTATTTGCCACTCGAACTGATCATTTCTTTTAGCTTTTGCCCCAAAGCATTGGGCTAATAATTCTGCTCCAGGACTATTGACTATTTTTTCAAGATTATTAAATATAAATCTAGCTGTTCTAAATGTGGGTCCGGCAATTAAAATTTTTGTATTTGGCTCGAAAATGCATTGAAGAAAACAAAATACTGCAGCCATAAAACTTTTACCACAACCACGGCCAAAAACGCACATATTAAAGTTTCTATTAAAAAAAGCTTTGATATGTAACTCTTGATATGGAGCTAATTTAACCCCACTTATTAATTCAGTAGTAAAGCCAATATTTGATCTTAAAAATTTAGCCAAACTAATTTTCGCTTCTTTATCTGTAAGAAATCCTTTTAATTCCGCTAATTCTTTATTAACATTCTTAATTTCTTTTATATATTTTTGAGGACATTCTATCATAATAATCTCATATCATATGCTAGCTGCAAATCTATTTTTTTATAAAAACAATTACTAGTAAAAATAGATTCTATAACTTTTTTCATTTCATTTCTGCCATCTACGAATAGGAATTGCAAATTATCATGTTCTTGAATTAAATTTCTAACATTATGAAAAATAAATTCTGGCGTAGCTTTAATTTTTTTACTAATATGAGGCAAATATTTAAAACTAAGAGCATTAGTAAGTTTTTCTTCTACAATAATAACTAAATAAGCATTATCTTTTTTAGCTTTAATTATTTCATTTTTAAATCTATCAAGATTGCCTACGCTTAAAGTACTTATAAAATCACTTAAGCTTTTTCTTTCTATGTAACAATTACAATTGTTATTTGAGCAAGTATAGTCTCCATATGGTAAAGTTTTAATTTCAAATGGCGCATCAAACTTAAGCCAATTCTGCTCTCGGGTATCAACATAAATTGTATCATTTAAATTTAGTTTATTTTTAAATTGATTAAATAGATTTTTTGGATGTATAAATCTATTTTCTAATCCGATGCCAGAACAAATATCATAATAATCATTGAATAATTTATTATAAAATATAATAGATGGCGCCATAATCGTTCTAAGTTCTACTTGAGAAGGACTGTAGATTAATTTTTTATCTTCTTTTCTTTTTATTAATAATTTTTTAGCATATTCCTGAGCTTGATGGATGGGCTGCTCTTGCAGCCATTTTTTCATATTATTTTTATTATTAAAATCACTAGCAAAATATTGCTCTTTAGATTTAAAATTTATAACTTCGCCGGTTAATAAATCTTTTTTTGGATAATATTTATGATAATATTTTTCTTTATTCAATCCATAGTTTTTTAACGCCAGATGAAGACTTTTTTCATCTTTGAACTCTTTGCCATCGACTTTACATATTACGCTCATCCATTTAATATTTCATCCCTTGAAATGCCTAAAATTTTACATTTCACTTCATCCATGGTAGATAATCTATCAATTTCTTTTTCTATTGACTGCTTTCTCATTTCTGCCATTTTAATTAATTTCTGTCTGCTCTCTTCTTCTTTCCACATTTGTATAAGATTAATAATTGAAGCAGTTTCCTTTACTTGCTTGCTTAATCTTTCGCTTCTTTTTACCTTAAGATCGTTATTTAATTTTTGTTGACGATTTACGCAGTCATTATATTCTTTTCTGGCTGTATTGCTGGCTTCTACTATAGCCATAGGAATTTTTCCATCGTCTTGTATTGCTAGATCTATTTGATTTTGAAGAATGCTGATTGTTTGCTGAATATTAGAGGATATTAAAACCTCGGTGCAAAGTACGATATATTGATCTACCTCTTCTTGAGTAAGATCGCTTTTATTATATGTATATCTTATAAAGCTACTTTCAAATAATTCTCTATCTTTTTCATTATCGTAAAGATTGATTTGGTGGATGAATCTATGAGTGTTCATATACCCTATTACCGCATTTATTTCTCTTTTTTGAGCGTGAGTAATTTTATTTTTATCTATTCCATCTAAAACATATTTATTAATTTTAGCTATCATTCTTTCTTCGCTTCTAGGTGGTTTATAGTCTCCAGATGCAGCTTCTTCATTTTCTGTATTATTAAATTTAATATTTGTTGGAATATTTTTCATATACTCTAAAACGCTTCTAGTTTCTTGAGACAAATTAGTTAAATGATCATTTTTAAATAAAATTTTAGAAATCTCTAGACCAGTCATGGTATGACAATTATTGCTTACATATTCTTTTTGTTCATTATTCAATTCTATAAGACCTTTGGCTTCGTATTCGTGACTTTTGCGAGGTTTAATTTGTCTAGAAGCTAAAAATTGCTTTACAGCTTTTCCCTCTTTGCTTCTTCCGTCCAAATCATCTCTATTAAAAGCTAATCTAACCAATTCAGATAAAGAAGGTGGATTATTGGGACGATTATTCCATTCTTCTAATAATTTTAATTCTTGCTCGTGAGTTAAAATAAGCACATCTTCGTTCATAATATGTCTATATCTCCATTATATATATGTTTTTTTACTTTAAAAATTATAGATTTTTTTAAATTTTTAATTTGTTTATACCCAGCCGATCTATTTTTTTCAGTAGTTTTATAGCCCATCAGTTTCGCTACCTTTTCTTCGTCTAAATTTTGAACGTAAAGATATTTATAGATTTTCCATTCAATTGGTTTAAGAAATTTTTCAATTTTCAAATGCACATTATTTATAGATAATTCTAAATTTATATTATCTTCGGTCATATCGCTAATTTCTTTTTGATGATTTTCTAAACTTAAAGTTAATTTTGTGTCATATGCGTTTTTCTTTTTCTGTTCCCATTTTTTATACAATGGGCAGGAAGCGCATTGAGAGCCATAAATAGCGCATCCATCATTTCCTTCCGAAGCTAAACATTTTAAACAAGGCCTGGCGTAATTGCTATAATTATTTCTAATTAAATTTTTAATTTGATTACTAATTATACGATTGATCCAAGGTATAAGCGGTTTAGTATGATTATATAAATGCCACTTTTTATATATATGAAATCTTAATATTTGAGATACATCATTAAAATCCATCCACGATATCGCAGTCAACGTCCACTTATTTTTTCGTTTTAATATTTCCTGATCTATTTCTCGAATATGATTTTCAAAGTTATTCTTTTTTGCCATTTTGTTTATGTTCTCTAGTTTTAGGCTTTAAAGCTCCAGCCTCAATAGCAAAATCTTCAAGAAATTTTTCATTATTAATCTTACCATAATTTTCACTATTTTGGACAAGACTTTTAAAATCTTCATACTCTTCCTCGGGAGAAGACTTCATAATATCTGAAACTTTTTCCGATATTAATTGCGATTTGGAGATTTCTACTTCAAGATTATTAATCTTAGGAACTCTTAAAACATCAATATCTTCGTCTAAATTTTCTGATGAAATTAATTCTTGCGCAATTGAAGGTTTTATCTTATTTAAATTAGATTGAATCAAATTCGTGCCACATTTTGAGCAAAAATTAGGTTTTGAATGAGAGTATTGATGACAAGCGCCACAAGATGAACAATATATCTTTAGCATTATATATGATTATATAAAAATTTGAAAAAAATATCTAATAATATAAATTAAATTACAAAAATTTATTGAGCGGAAAGATTAACATTTCCCATGCCGACTTCTGTTAAATATTTCTGAGGCCCTATAGTTGTAGTTACTGGAGTGAGTTCGTCTGTTTTATTAGCAAACCCGCCAGTATAAGTGCTTGGGACCAAAGATTTAAATGAGTAAGTGTATACGTCATAACTACTAAGATATTGTCCTCTGGTATCAGTTGTAAATTTAGCTACAGGGATATTAATATTAAGAGTTTTTTCCGTATACACGGTTGCTCCTATTTTTACGCTACCAGCAACTGGAGTATAGCCTGCCATATTAGCATATCCGGCGCTTAATCCAACAGCTATAGCATCGCCAGCCGCGCCAGCTGTACCAGCGTAACTGGCAAATCCTGCATAACCCGCATAATTTGCACTACTTACAAGATCAGCTTTGTTTGCGTAATTTGCTTGATCTGCTGTGCCTCCAGCAGCCAGACTAAGAGCATATGCCGCGTATCCAACAGTAATATTTGCGTAGCCAGCATAGTTTGCGTTATCAACAAGATCTATCTTATTTGCGTAGTTGGCTTGATTAGCTGTCCCAGATATGGACCCAGCATAAGATGCGTAATCGACAGAAGCTACCGTCCCTACTACCCCAGGATAGTTCGCTTGACTAACAGGACCAGCGTAATTTGCTATATTGACACCATTACCATTTAAATAATATTGTCCATTTTTTAAATTAATATTAATCCCGTCTATGGTTAAAAAGTTATCAGATACAGCAATTTCTTTAGTTTTACCATTATCAACATATTTAAATAATGTATTTTTCATATTAATTTAACCTAATTTCTAATTGCATTGTGGTTAATCCTCCTGGATATTGCAATCTAAAAGTCAATGGCGAATTAGAAATATTATTGACATTAGTCATTTTAGATAACAGATTTGAGTTTAGATCGTTTTCATTAAATTCTGCGCGGCCTATCATTAAAGATAAATTATTTCCAATCGCCCAACCTACTCCAGTTTTAATTCCGAGTAAAGCTTGAGAAGGGAACGAGTCCGAGTTTGTAAAAGATTTCAAGAAAACTCCAGTAATCATTTTATTATTAGGCAATTCAAACGAAAAATAATCTGGATCAATATTTTGCATTCCATTTTTAATTACATGTACTATAGAGCTTTCTTGAGAATATGATAATGTTCCTAAATCAGTAGGATTAAACGGATTATTGCTCAAATCTCCATTAACAGATTCGTCCCATAAAGTCTCACTAATGGTTGGTTTAACGTTATTTGTGGGCGAAGTATCTTCTAAAGCTCCCGTGCCAAAACTAAAAGAATTTAAAATAATTGATCCGTCTCCGGTGAGAGTTCCATAATCTACATAAGAAAATTTTCCAGCATTTCTTGTTTTATCATTTGTTTGTGAGCAATTTTCAAAAATTCCAGCTATTAATCCGTGCTGCCCAAATGAACCAAACCCAGCTTTACAATTTATAAATTCTCCACTTAAATGCAAATGTTTATTCTCTGCGCTTCTATTAACGTCCCAAGCTTGTCCAAAACTATAAAAAGATGCTTTGCAATTTTCATATTTTCCTGCAGCAAAACCGTCCATCCCGCCAAAGCTATATACTCCAGCTTCAACATTTTTGAATTTTCCTACGAAACAAGAATTCGAAGCCATTGAAAGCGTCCAAGGATTTTCTACTAACTTTACGTCTTCAACCTCTGCATAATCTCCTTGATAAATTGGCCAAATTTTAAAATCAAAATTAAAATAAACGAATGGGCTAGTAAATGTTCTCCAGTTTTTGCATTCCCAAGGAAATGTCGCATCAACATCTAATCCCCTAGCAAGAATATTAATTCCATTTTGATTTTTATTGAAATAATACCATCCTAGAGGAATATTATTTATTGAATTTTGGAATTTCGCAATATAAAGATCATCTGTTAAAGCTTTATACATAGGAGTATTAAATGGATTTAGCCCCCAATTAGCAGGAAAAATATTTTGATTAGAATAAACTGAACCTAAAAAATTATTATTTAAGTTTTCAAATACATATTTTTTTGGTAATTGATTGTTTAGTGGATCAAAACCATCAAATAAAAATTTATAACAATAATAAAAACACGATGGAGCATACAATCCATAATCTCTATTATTAGAAGTTTTATAATAAGCAGACTCTATATTCAATTGTTGCTCTGTTGGGTTTTCAATTTTATAATTATTACTAATTGATAATTTTTTTAATGATATATTGTCGTAAATTAAATTAATAACTGCTCCAGTTGGAACGACGCTATAAATTTGCTGCTGGTCTGCATTATCTCCAAGCCCTATAATATTAACATTTTGACGATATAAATTTAAACTTTTTCCATTTAAATCATATTTACCTGGAGGTAAAAATATAGTATAAGATTCATTTTGATTATAGGATTGTAAATCAATACTTTCATATTGATCAATTAATTCTTGGCCATTTAAAACTGGATCATTTGTTACTTTTAAAAACTTAAAAGTATTTCCATCTAAATTTGACCCGCCACCGTTCAATGGAAATGAATTCATATTATTAATCTGTTAATCTGTATGTTACATTAACAGGGGCGCTAGATGTATTTTTTAAGAAAAATTGATTTGCGTTTGAAATACCATCTAATTCTAATCCTGTATTACTACTTAAAGTCAAATCAGGCAGTGAATCTATATCTGTCTCTAAAATATTAGAAATATTTTGAGAATTAATTTTAAAGTTTTTAATTTCTAAATCTGCTGGCAGTCCAGGATATGAATTTACAATTTCTCCATTAAAACTTCTCCCACAAAAACTTGGCGCGAAATTATGAGTAGTAGTAACTCCTATATAATTCCCAATGTTTCTAGATGAGTAATTTGGATCATTAAATTCAAATAATAATCTATCTTGACCATTAGTAAATTTATTCAAATAGACTCTAATGATTCCTTTATTAAATTTTACTTTAAACGTATTCCAATCATTATTTTTTAATGTAGAACTGCCCATCCATAATCCAATATTAGAAATATTATTACATGGAATAGTATTATTGCTCAAATTACTCCAACCAAGAAAATGCGGATGTATACTGTCTTCGAGTAAATATGCTGGACGGCTTGAAGAATTTGTTAGATTAGAAGATCCATGATAGACTTGAACTGTGTTATTATAAATATCTAAAGATATTCTATATGCATCTTTTCCAGCAGTAGGATGATCTTTAAATGGTAAATTTTGAGGATATGGTTTAGAACTCCAGTTAGCGAAAGCAAACAGATTTACAGAAGTATTTGATCTTATTTCCGTCATTAATCTTATTAAAAGAGTTTTATTTTCATCACTAGTTGATCGAATGGTTGTACTCGATGAAACGTTTGATTTATCAAACAAAAATCCGCTTCCATCAGCGCTATTATTATATGTCCCAGTTTCATCAAAAAGAGATAATCCTACGTAATATTTTTCTGGATCTGCAGAGGTACCAAAATTTTTTCTTACAATCCCATATGTTCCTTTAGTATAAATTTTATTACTTCTAGAAGTCGCATCATAAGCAAGAACATTTGATAACGCTCCGTTCATCATAATTCTAAAATAAATAGTAGTACTATAATTAATTGGTTGTATTCGATAATTTGCTACGCCTCCAGTACTAGAGGTAAAATTTGCAAAATTAGGATCATTTGACCACTGAACTTGAGAGTAAGTAAATGGAAAATTTGCATAACGAAAATTTAAAAGAAAATTGCTACCCTCTCTTATAACGTTATCGAGAATTATTTGTGGTTGAGCTCCTAGAGATTCATCTGCAATAAATTCTGGAACGGCTTTTGCGGAGCCATTAGAGGTACAACAAGAATAAGCTCTTAGAGAAACTTTTTGAAAAGGAGTTATTCTGCAAATATTTTTATCGTTTTGTAATTGCTCCACGCAAATAAAAGATGATTCCATTACCCTAATTCCAGCCATTTTATATAATGGGACGTAAATATCTAATTCTTGTTGATTTGCCCTATAATCGACCCTCGTAGGTCTAGCACACCAATATCTATAATTTGTCGCACCAGCAACCAGATCTTCTCTATATATTACCAATCGAAACCCTTCGAAACCTTTTTGATTACCTTGTCTTTGTTGGAAATATAAATTATTATTTAAGTCCGTAAAATTAGATATTGTAAATTTAATATTCCAATTTGGATTTTCGAAAAGAGTAGTTCCTATTCCCCCTCCATAGCATCCTCCTCCAGTAGTATAAGTAGTCCCCCATTCCCAATCTAACGGTACATCAGCAGTAATTTCCATTTTAGTTATTTTACAAATTTTTGGGGCAGGATTATAAAAATCGAAGCTTAATTCTAAATCATTTTTATCTGTAAAACTAGATAATTTGGTGTACGCCGCCAATCTTTTATCTACAGATTCTGCTTTAAAAATTTTATTTGCTCCAATTCCGTTTTCGATTGTAGAAATTTGTCCGAATCCAACACTTTTTTCCCAAGATATAGCGGGTTCGGGGATTGCTGAATTTGACGGATTATAATTTTTAAATGAATAGCTTGTGAGGGCTGGGGCGCCCAATTCTTTTATAATTAAGTTCGTATTTGATTTATTTAAAAGAGTTAAGGAATTTCCTTCTTTATTTGGTAATTGAATATATCCATTAGCCGGAACCGTTACTGTTTGATGCGAAGAAGATGTTGCATTGCCCATATGATATATATACACTTTTTTTAAAAGAAAGTTTTAAAAATTCATTAATTTTATTATAGCTTTTATTTTTTCTGGAATATATTTGCCTTTTTTTGCAGCCAATAAATGCGTATATCCTAGCTCGGAACACTTTACAGGAGAGAAATCATTCTCTTTTGAAAAAAGAAAGTTTATTTTTTCATTATAGTATTCTATGCACGTAGCTAAATAGTATTGCTCTGCGTAAACAGCTTTTCTCCAAGTCGCTCCAAAATTATCTTCTGTCCAAAATTTTTTATTAATAGGATCCAAAACCATTTGCAATGCAGAGGAGCTATATTTATATATAAAACCTAAATTATTTCCGCCAAAAATACCTGCATTCGGTGCGTAATTTGGTCTTTTGTATTGAGCTATATATTTTTTGGGACATCTTTTATAAAAATCATTTAATCTATAAAAATAATCAATGTGCGTTTCTGCAGATTGAGCAAATAAATTAGATTGTATTAGACTAAGTGGCAATGGCTTCCACAAAAAAACATCATTATCAATATGCACAAAAGGCTGTCCTTCTAGAGCTAAATATTTATAAATAAAAATTTTTCCTAATGACCATACTTTTTGATACTCTTCAGATATTTCGAATTTATCTAAAATTGTATTAATTGAAGTAAAAGGAATATCTTTAAAAGATTTTTTTGACTTGGAGTCGGTTATCAAATGAACTTCTCCATAATGTTTAAGCGCGAGATGAGCACTTAATTTATAAGTATCTAATACAAAATCTGATATTTCTTTATTATTCCATCCGTGATATCCGCCAGACCAATAAGACATATAAAATATTGGCATTTTTTTCATCTATTTATATATTATAAATAAAAAATGAAAATAATTAAAGTATAATTTATTCTATGTTTTAATTATGAACAAACGTAATTACTCGTACACACTACTTGACCCGTACAATTTCCTTCTCTATCTACAGTCTCAGCGCATGCATAAGGAGGACAAGCGCCTCCACCGCAATTAGCGCAAGAATCTCCTACGCATGAACCATTGCAGCATTTATTTGGGTAACAACAACATCCCGATCCTGTCCCAGGGTAAGGTCCACCATCTCCACAAGAGCAAGAACAACTCCAAGGGCAGCATGTGCAAGGATTATCTTTACATTTCATTAATGTTCCACAATTACATGAGCTACTTGAACTAGAAGAGCTGCTTGAACTAGAAGAGCTGCTTGAACTAGAAGAGCTACTCGAACTAGAAGAGCTGCTTGAACTAGAAGAGCTGCTTGAACTAGAAGAGCTGCTTGAACTAGAAGAGCTACTCGAACTAGAAGAGCTACTCGAACTAGAAGAGCTACTCGAACTAGAAGAGCTACTCGAACTAGAAGAGCTACTCGAACTAGAAGAGCTACTCGA